GAAAGATTCTGGACGATGTAAAGGGCCGGATGCTGGAGGACATTGTTCTGCTGGAAGTCTGTAAGGCGGCACCCAGTACGATGGAAGCGTTCAAATTCAAGTTCGATGCCGGCGGCGAGTTTGACATGGTGATCTACGATAAAACAAGTCAAAATTGCCGCATCTATGAAATCAAACACAGTGCCAAGGCCAACGAAAAGCAGACACTTCATCTGCGTGATGCAGAGAAATGCCAAATCATTGAAAATCGCTTTGGCCCGATCAGCGGTAAATTCGTTCTTTATCGCGGAAAAGATAAGTTTGCTGAGAGGGTTCAGTATTTGAATGTAGAAAATTTCTTGTGTGGTCTGAAGTAACTTTTGAGGAGGATTTATCATGAACTATATTTTAAAGCAGTTCGATGAACCGCTCGTTAAATTCTCCGCAACGACGGATACCAGTGAGCCGGAGATCCAAATTCTTTGGACAAATGAAGAAAAAGCGGTATTGCTGCCGCTTGATCTGACGCTGACGCCGGAGGGAGTAAGCCGCTGGCTGCGCCGCCGCACGATCCCGAAGAATCGTGCCTATGTCCATAGCCTTTTGGCAAAATGCGGCTTAAACCTCAATCGACCGCTCAGTATTATCAGTGTTTGTAAAGGACTATCGCTTAACGATTGCTATTGGGTCGTCGAGGACGGTGACACCGCTTCTTTTGACAAAGTAAATCTCTACGACAACCCATTCAGCAATGTTCTGGCCGAGCTTGCCTTTACCGGCTATGGCAGCAGCGTCCGCACTTCCCTACTCTCCAGCCCGGAGTTTACCACCAACGGAATGCTCCGCAAATGCTGGCGGCGCATCGGCGGTAAGGTGTATCTCTATAAGGGCGGCACAGAGGGCGCGGCCAATACCGGCAACGAACCATACTCTGAGTTTTACGCCGCACAAATCGCCGTCGCCATGGGCATTCATGCGATTCCCTACGGCTTATCCCGTTGGAAAGGCGTTCTCTGCTCCACCTGCGAGCTTTTTACCGACAAGGCGTATGCCTACCTCCCGATCGGACATCTCGTTTCTAAGGGCGGCATGGGGGCTGTCAGGACATATTACGAGAAGATGGGAGTCGAGTTTGTCAACGCACTGAACGAAATGCTGGTGTTCGATGCGGTGATCTGCAATGTGGACCGGCATTTTGGAAACTTCGGCGTGATGGTCGATAGCCGGACGAATACCATTGTCTCCCCCGCTCCCCTGTTCGACCATGGCAATTCCCTCTTTAACTTTGCAGGCGCGGACGCTTGGGCGAACGAGACCACATTGGAGGAATATATCGAAACGCTGTACCCCAGCGTGTATGATGATTTTCTCGGCACAGCCAAGGCCGTGCTGACGCCGGAGCTGCGCGAGAAGCTGCGGCATCTGCTGAACTTCAAGTTCAAGAAGCACTCGCGCTATAACCTGCCCGAAAAAAGATTGAGGATGATGGAGCGGCAGGTGCAGAAACGGGCGAGAATATTATTGTTGGATATGTAGAGTTAAGACCGCCAGTGAAAACTGGAGGTCTTAACTCACATACTCCGCGTATTCAATACGTCTTCATGTTTTTCAGATGGAACTCATAATGCTTAACAGACTCTGGTAGCTGTCCACATCATGGTACACCACGTTACTTGTGGACATCTCATTGAACAACTTCTTTGCGCAGGAGATTTTTGCCTGCTCAATTGGACGCAGCTCAAGACTTTCCATTGTGCCTTTCGTTTCGGCTATAAAGAAAATGTGCTTGACCGTACCTTCATAGAAAGCGATTGCCCAGTCCGGCGAATAGTTTCCTACCGGTGTAGGGATTTGGAAGGTTCTCGGCAGCTTGGCATAAACGCAAACTTCCTCCGCTGCATCCAAATCCTCGGCAAATTTTCTCTCGATGCTCTTGTCAGCTGAGCCGTCTGTAAACACATAGTCCTGAATGGCTTTCTTTGCGAGGAACGCCTTGTCAAAGCTCTGAGTTGCCTTTTCAGCCGTGAAGATGGAACTGTCATATTCGCCCTCGATGGTATCGTAGGAAATGTGCTCTACGATCATCGTGGCTTTCTGTTCGTTAATGAGCCGGATCACCTTACTGATGAACTCCTCCGGGTTGTTCCTGAACATATAGAGTTTGTCTACGCGGATGCCTTGCAGGATTGCAGAAACCGTACGCCGTGTCAGAACGGTGCCCTCTGCGATTTTTCCGATATTCCGAACCTTTACACGGATACAAAAGAGGATCAGGAAGACGAACAGGATAAGGGCAAGAAACCGCCTGAAGGCTCTGAGGATGAAGAAGACGTTGAAGAATAACGCTTCTTCACGATTGGAGGTGCGCAATGGCGAAAGATTACCAGTATTACTTTTCACAGCTTCGCCGGATTGAGGATCACAGAGAGCAGCAGGCCGAAAAAGAGATCAGGAAGCTTTACAAGAGCATCCTGAAGGAAACCCGGCAGTTCATTGCTGAAGAGTATTATCAGCTTGCGGAAGACGGAAAGCTGACATTTGAAATCCTGCGGTCAAAGAGCATGGACGCACGGTTCTTGCAAGAGGTTGAACAGCGGCTTGGAGATTTGTCCATTGACGTTTCCAGAGAGATCAATCGGACTGTTGAGGAAATGTACCAGCTATCCTATGACGGGATTAGAAACGCTGTGGAGAAAGGCAAGGACAGCAAGGAACTGCAAGCCTTCTTCCAAGGCGTTGACACTGCGACAGCGCAAACGGCATGGGCAAGCGTGGACAATACCATCATGGACGTTGCGCTGGAAAAGAACCATAAGAACATCATCTGGGACATCAAGCGGGAGGTTGCAACGGCTCTGACGGTTGGTGATCGGTTTGACACGATGGCTGACCGCATTGCCGGGAAGCTGAATGGCAATTACAAGAAAGCAATCCTGATTGCACGAACCGAAGTCGGACGTGTGCGGGAAGCCGGACATCTTGCATCCGCAAAGAATCTCAATGATGCGCTGGAAAACGGGTCATCCGGTATGCGGATGGTGAAAAAGTGGATGACCATGCGGGACGGCAGCGTTCGTGATACCCATTCCCGCATGAACGGCGTAATCGTGGAAATGGATGATCCCTTCATCCTTCCAAGCGGTGTGAAGACGATGGCCCCGAAGCAGAGCGGCGTTGCAAGTGAAGATTGTAACTGCCGCTGCTATGTCAGCTATCAGCTGATGGACGATGAAGAGTTCTTCAGGGCAACCGGGAAGCATTTCAGCAACGAGTTTAATTTTGGCGGAAAGAGCGCTGGAAATGACAGCGGTTCAAAGGTTGGCGAAGCTGTTCATGTAAAGACCATTGATTTTGAAGATAAAAAGGCAATTCAAAATGAACTTGACAATGCGCAGCGCATTTTTTCCGATTTGAACCACGAAGAAAACTTGACCATCACAAGAGATGGAAAGGTATGGCGTGTCAAGGGAGAATCTGGCATGGTAAATCCGTGGTCAATCAAGGACGCAGGCAGTGATCTTTCCGGCTCATTCTCATATCACAACCATCCTGCAAAAGTAACGAACTATTCATTCAGTTCAGAGGATGTACGTTTCTTCTTTGAAGCTGGTGAAGCATATAGTAAGGCTTCTGATGATGTTTTTGAATATGTCATGCTGAGAACCGGGGAAACTATTGACATTAATCCGATTACGGCTGAAAATAGGTTCAAAGAAATTTACAAGAAAGATGTGCTGTTTATGAGCAGCGAAAATCTGATTGATATTGACACCGATGGCTTCCATGAAACTATGAAACGTCTTAGCAAAGAACTTGGCTTCAAGTATGGAAGGAGAAAGCTGCATGGCAGTAAATAAGAAGCATCCTGCTTATCAAGCGTATAAAGCAAAATGGGATAAGTTGAGTGAACGCATGAATCATGAACTTGACCAGTTACCACCGTCACCCACCACAGCGGTTCTTGATGGAGATGGCTTCAGTACAGTTGCGAAGAAATATGCAAAGAAGTTCAAAGAACTTCAGGAAGAATATAAGCATCTTTTCAACGAATAAAGCATCCTGAAAAGGGTGCTTTATTCATGCTATAATATGTTGAACTGCCGCCTGTAAGGGCGGTTTTTTCATGCAAAAATTTAAGAAAGGATTTGAATAAATGTCTGTTAAAAGTGTAAAAGCTACCATCAACGGGCAGGAATACACGCTGACGCTGAACAGCAGCACGGGCAAGTATGAAGCGACTGTTACGGCTCCCGGCAAGTCTTCCTTTACGAAGTCCGGCGGCTATTATCCTGTATCTGTGACGGCGGAGGATGATGCTGGAAACACCACCACCGTTGATTCGTCCGATGCTACGCTGGGCGAACAGCTGCGGTTGGTTGTCAAAGAGAAGGTTGCGCCTGTCATCGCAATCACATATCCCACCGCAAGCGCTTATATCACCAGCAACAAACCTGTTATCAAATGGAAGGTCACGGACGATGATTCCGGCGTGAATTCCGGCACGATCAGCGTCAAGATTGACGGTGCTGCGGCAATCACAAGCGGTATCACGAAAACGGCTGTCACAGGCGGCTATGAATGCGAGTATACGCCTTCTTCTGCCCTTGCTGACGGTCAGCACACCGTTCTGTTCAACGCAAAGGATAATGACGGCAACGCCGCCGCTCAGAAGAGCGTTACCTTCACCGTTGATACCGTTGCACCTACTCTGACGGTTTCCAGTCCTGCAAATAACAGTGTTACCAACACGGCTTCCTGCACGGTTTCCGGTACAACCAACGATGCAACGTCCAGCCCTGTTACCGTCACTGTGAATGGCAAGTCCGTCACGGTCGGTGCAAATGGCGCATTCAGCACTACCATCACGCTGAATGAGGGTGACAACACCATCACCGTTGTTGCTACGGATGCCGCTGGAAAATCTACCACTGTTACAAGAACTGTCACGCTGGATACCGGAGCGCCTGAGTTCGTATCCGTCACGATCACGCCTAACCCTGTGGACGCTGGAAATACCTATGTGATTTCCGTGTCCGTTAATGATGACTGATGGTAACAAGAGTATGGGGGAAGGCCGATTCTTTTGAATTGGTCTTCTCCCCTTCCGGTGATTCATGGCGTTCGTGGGAAGCAAAGGTTCCGGCTGATTTGCAAGACGGAAAGTACATCGTTGAACTGTACTGTGAAGACGATGGCGGGAACATGGCGTTCTGGACTGGCATTCTGTACCTGAACAACAGTGCAAACGTCAAGGTTCGCATTGTTGCGGACAAAATCAAAGTGTGGCTTGAAGCGGACATGGAAGCAAAGCTGCAAGATGACTGGAATGTGTGGCTTGAAGAGGAACGGATCAAGCTGAACGTTACCTGCATGGAGTATGTGGGCAGGGGGTGATTGCTATTTTACAGCGTGATTTTATTCTGGGCGAAAAGAAGTACATCAAGTTCAGGGCTACGTCCTGCGACAATCTGCCTGTGGTCATCACCGGAGCAAAGTATGAACTGTATGCGGATGATGTCACATTCGACAAAGGAAGCTGCATCGTGGACGGAAATGAATTTATGGCGCTGATTGAGCCTGCCGCAGTCGGAGATTATACGCTGGAAGTGGAATACACGGTAGCCCCTGAAACACGAAAGGTCAGGGTGGCTATTCATGTCACTTAATCTGAAAGCGGCAGCACTGACACCCAGCACGGTCTATACTGGCGGACAGTTCATCATCAGCATCGAAGTCTATGACGATGCGTTTGAGTTTGACCAGTATCATACCGAATACAACGAACATCAAGGCTTTGCCGACATCAATCAGACGATGGGCGGCAAAATGCAATAGGAATATTCAACTTATGCAATCGAAGAATAACGGTATCAGCGAAAGGAGAACACTCATGAAGTTCGCAGAAGCATTCAAAGCCATGAAAAGTGGGGCAAAGATCAAGCTTCCGTCTTGGGGCGGATATTGGTACTGGGACGATGAAATGCAGACTATCATGATGCACTGCAAGGATGGGACAGTTCTTGACATCCGTGAAACTCAGGTTGTTGAGTACACAACCATGAACATCTGTTCTGAAGAATGGGTAATTGCTGACGAAAACAACTGCCCTCAGCTTGGCGGTGAAGCTGCATTTTCTTTCGGCGAAGCAATTAAGTACATCAAGCGTGGAATGAAGGTGAAGCGCAAAGGATGGAACGGAAAGAACCAGCACATTGAACTTGCTACCAGAATCAGCTACATGACCGCAAGCGATGAATTTGTGAACGTTGAGCATGACGCAATCGGGAACAAGGCTATTGCATTTTGCGGTACATCCGGCGTTCAGATGGGCTGGCTGGCTTCTCAGGCTGATATGCTGGCTGATGACTGGGTGTTTGCCGAATAATGAACGGTATTCCAGTGGGCTGCAAGGCTTCTATTCGGCGCTGTGTGCGCCGTGGAGCGGCTTTGCAGAACTCAGAATATAAATCTGTGGGCTATGGCACAAAGGCCGTAGAACTCAAATATGGAGGTTTTATCAATGACAATCGAGGAACTGAAGAAGCTGCTTGACGAAGGCAAGATCACGAAGGAGCAGTTCAAGACCATGGCGCTTGCGATTGACCCGGACTTCAAGGAGGATGATCCCAATCCTGACCCTGATAAGGACAAGGACAAGAAGCCGGACATCGAAAAGCTGATTCAGCAGGCCGTTGACCGGGCAACAAACAAGCTGGGCAACGACAATAAGCGCCTGCGGGAAGAACTGGACACCATCAAGAAGGAAAAGTTGACTGCGGAAGAACGGGCTGAACTGGAACGGAAGCAGGAGCGGGAACAGTTTGAACAGGAACGGGCTGAATTCCAGAAGGAGAAGAACAAGCTCTACGCTGTCAAAGCAATCAAGGCTGCTGGACTGGACGATGGAAGTGACAAGGCACTGGAACTTGTGAACTTTGTTATGGGTTCGGACGAAAAGGAAATTGATTCCCGTGTGAAAGCCTTCGGTGATCTGGTGAAAAAGTTTGTCGCATCGGAAGTTGATAAGACCTTCAAGGAAGCCGGACGCAATCCGGGCAAAGGCAGTTCCGGCAGCGATGAAAAGAACCCTTACACCAAAGAGCATTTCAACCTGACGGAGCAAATGAAGCTGGAAGCCACTGACCCGGAAAAGGCAAAACGGCTTCAGGCGGCGGCGCTTGCCGCAAAATAAGAACAAAGACACCTGAAAGGGTGTCTATTTTATGCGAAAATGGAGGTTTTAACAAATGGCTGATTACACTACTTACAGCAATATGCAGATCGTGCCGTCCAAGTTTACGGCCTACACTCTGGATCGTACCACTGCCCTGTCCGCTCTGGTTCGCAGCGGCATTGCAACCGCAGACGGCGTTGTGGCACAGCTTATCAACGGCACTCCGCAGGGCGGACGCTTCATCACCATGCCGCATTTCGATGCGCTGGAAGGCGATGACGATGTGTTCTCTGAGAGCGATGCAAGCGTGAGCAAGATTACCACTGGTTCCTGCAACGCTACCCTGCTGATGCGTCAGAAGGCGTGGGGCGCAACCGACCTGTCCCGTGTGCTGGGCGGCTCTGATCCCATGGCGGCTATCGGCAATCTGGTGGCTGACTGGTGGCTGGAAAAGGAGCAGGCAATTTACCTGTCCATCCTGAAGGGCATCCTTGACCCCACCAGCGGTGCGCTGAAGAACCATGTGAACGATATTTCTTCCGGTGAAGGCAATGCCGCCAAGATTTCTGTGGGTGCGGCTCTGGACACCAAGCAGGCCCTTGGCGATCATGCTTCTTCTCTGGGTCTGGTATTCATGCACAGTGCTGTTTACACTGCCCTTCAGAAGAATCAGGACATCGCAACTGAGTATGACGCAACGCTTCAGATTCAGATTCAGACCTATCTGGGTTATCGTGTGGTGGTGGATGACGATATGCCTTATATCGCCTATACCAAAGCACAGTCTTCCGCTTCCGGCGCTATTGCAGTCACTACCGCCAATATCGGTGAGATTCAGCCCCATTGCAAGGCTACTCTGACCGCTGGCACGTCCTATGTGACGAAGGATGCTTCCATCACCTACACCACCTATTTCCTTGGCTCCGGCGCTCTAATCCGTCAGGACGGCACTCCCGCTGGCTTTATCAGCACCGAAACTGACCGTGACAAGCTGGGTGCGAAGGATTACCTGATTAACCGCCGCTGCATGGTGATTCATCCCCGTGGCCTGAGTTGGAATGTGAACGCTACCTATCCCGATGGCATCTACTATCCGACCAACGCCATGCTTGCCGCTCCCGGCAACTGGTCTTTGATTACCAACCACAAGAAGGTTCCCGTTGCCGCTCTGGTTCACAAGATTTGACCATTTTCGTGACATCACGAAAATGATAGAAAGGAGGGCAAGAAATGTCCGCTACATTCTGGAATATGCGGAGACGGGCGGCGGCACAGAAAGCACAGCAGGAACAGGCCGCTGAAAAGCCTGTGGAAGCAACTGAGGAACAGGCCGCTGAAAAGCCTGTGGAAAAGCCGAAGAGGGGCAGGGTGAAGAAGGATGACGTATAACCTGACGGGGCTTCCTGTGAACACCAGTGACAGTGAAACCCTGATGATGGTTGATGCCGCTCTTTCTTGGATCAAGGAGAACACTACCCTTGAAATTGACCCAGAACAGGAATTGCCCTCTAATGTGAAGCTGTTCATTGTCAAGTTCTGCGACATCATGAGCCAGACTTCCGGCGTTGCAAGTGAAAGCCTTGGAGGAATGAGCCAGTCCTTTACCACGGGTGGGACTGGCTTCTTTCTGGCTGATTTGGCATCGCAGTTGTTTGGCTCTGCCTACAAGGGCAGAAACCGCTTTGTGACGGCGAAAAGCAGGTGGAAGTGATGGGCTTCCAAACGAAGACCAAAGTTGACCTGACAAAGCAGATGGAACAGGCAGCAAAGAGCCTTGACGGAATCAGCGTGGAGGTTGGCGTTATCAAGGGAGAACATCAATGGTTGGCTGGTATTCATGAGTATGGATGCACCATCCCTGTTACGCCGAAAATGAGGGCGTACCTGCACAGGATTGGCGTTCACCTGAAGAAGACTACCACACAAATTGTGATCCCGGAACGCTCTTTTCTGCGGACAGGATATGACGTGAACCGGGATGACGCACTGCGGAATGCAGAACGGCTGCTGCCGGACGTTCTGGACGGGAAGCTGTCAGCGGAACAATACTTTGAAACAGTGGGAACGCAGGTGCGGGACTACATCAAAGATTATGCCGTTGAACTGAGCGAACCGCCGAAGAAGGACTGGCCTACCCGTGACCCGGCAAAAACCAATCCGCTTGTCATATCCGGTGATATGATAAACGGCATTGAATATGAGGTGAAAAGATGAAACTGTATAACTTCACACGGCTGATCCGCAAATACAGCGTCACTTTTTGCCTGCACCGGACGCAGGGCGGATATGTTGCCGGAAAATGGGAAGATGGCGGCGAAGCCGTAAAGGAAATGCGTGGCGCTATCGTGCCAATCAGCGAACGTAAGATTTACGATTCTGGCGGCACATACACCACGCAAGACCGGGAACTGTACCTGACAGAGCCGCTGGAAGGCGATCTGAGCGAATATCAGGTGGTGTACAAGGGAAACACCTATGCCGTTGAGGAACAGCGGAATTTTGAGGATTACGCTGATGTGGCGGTATACACGCTGAAGTATATGAGCAAGGCGGTGAGCGAACATGATTAAGCATCGTCAGAATGAAATCGTGATCGTGGAAAAACTGAAAGCTTATCTCAGCACGGATGTCCGTCCCTGTGAGGTGATCCGGCAGAACCAGACGGTGAAAGTTCCCCCCTATCCGTATGTTTCCTACACGGTGACTTCTCCCCTGTCCGCTATGGCTGGAACGTATTCCGAAGCGAAGGACGGAACGCTGTATCGAAACATCATGCAGACATGGAGCTTCACGGCGCAGTCTGACGATCAGGAAGAAGCGATGACCGTTGCCATGAAGATATATGACTTCTTCACGGCAAAGGGGCTGACGGCTCTTGCAGACAACGGCATTGCCGTCCGGCGTGTGCGGGATGTGACCACACGGGACAATCTGCTGTCCATCCAATACGAATATCGAAACGGGCTGGACGTGACGTTCGGCCTTTTGTATGAAATCGCTCCGGACGAACATCCGGAAGTGATTGAATCCAACACATTTAAGGAGGAATAAACTGTGGCAAATGATGTGAAAGTTGTCATTGAACTGAAGAAGGCCGCTCCAAAGGCCGGATTCGGCTACCCGCTGATTTTTGCGGGAAAGCAGCAGGCCGCTGTTGCTTACAAGGAAGTCAGTTCCATTGAGGAAGTCAAGACCGCTGGCTTCGCTGAGACTACGTCTGTCTATAAGGCGGCACAGCTGCTGTTCATGCAGAATGACGCTCCCGCCAAGATTGCCGTATGCGGCAGCACGGACACTGCGGTTGCTGCGCTGCCCGGTATTCTGGGCGAAGGCTGGCGGCAGTTGATCGTTGTGAGCCTTGGCACAGAGGGTGAAAGCAAAGTGGACGCTATTTCCGACTATATTGAAGGCTGCGGCAAGCCTGCCATGTTCTTTACCCATGTGAACCCGGCTGACGATGCAACGGAGATCACCGCCATGGAAGGCAATGACAGAACCGTTGCAATCGCCTATGAATCTTCTGACACCGCCTGCCCTGAAGCGGCTCTGGTTGGCGCTACCGCTGGCTTGGACGTGGGCAGCTTCACCTATAAGAACATCATTCTGAAGGGTGTGACTGCGCAGGAGTACACGGACAGCGAAGTGGAAACCCAGCACGGCAAGGGCGTTATCACCATTCTGAAGAAGGCTGGTTCCATCGTAACTTCCGAGGGAATCACGCTGTCCAAGGAATACGCTGACATTGTGGATTCCAAGGACTATATCATTCAGCAGATCGAGTATCAGTGCCAGTATCTTCTGAACCGTATGCCGAAGCTGCCTTATGACAACCGGGGCATTGCTTCTCTGGAAGGCGTTGTGGTATCCGTGCTGATGGATGCCGCCAACAACGGCATGATTGCTGTCACCGATGATGGCGATTACGATTACAGCGTGGACTTCGGCGGACGCTCCGAATGTGCCGCTTCCGACATTTCCACCCGGCACTATGCGGAAGGCCAGTTTGAATTTGCCCTTGCCGGAGCCATTCACACGGCGAAGATCAAGGGTTCTATCATTGCGTAAGGGAGGAACGTTGAATGTATACCTATAATCCCAAAGATACCACCGTCACCATTGATGGCGTGTTCCTGACTGGCATGGGCGAAGACATGATCGAATTTGAATTCGATGAGGAACGCTTCTCTGCTGCCGTGGGCGCACAGGGCGATGTGGTGGTGAACGAAACCAACAACAAACTTGCTACCATGACCGTGACCATTCAGGCATCTTCTCCCCAGTACAAGATGTGTCTGGATTATGCCAAGAAGGGCACGATCTTCCCCGTATGGGGCGTAAACAAGTCCATCGGTGAGCGATTCGGCGGCACGAAGGCCAGATTCAAGAACCCCGCTTCCCCCAACTACGGTGCGGAGCTGGAAGACCGGGAATTTGAAATTCAGGTGTTTGACGGCTGTCACGAAAGCTGCTGACAAATCAAAAATGGGGGGCGGTTTTTGACCGCTCCCCTTCTCATTACATAGGAGGATGACATCATGGCAAACAAAAAGTTTTACACAGTGGAAAAAGAAATCAACGGCAAGAAATATGTCGCACAGTTCAACGGCATTTCCGCCGCTATTGAAGCGGTTGACAACAGCTATATTGACGGCAGCAGCAACGTCAGCATGACGAAGCTTTCCAAGTACATTCTGGATAACGTCATCGTGGAGCCGAAGGGCTTGACCGCTGATGACTTTGACACCATGGATGAATTCAGCGATGTGATCTCTTGGGCAAGAGAAGTGATGCAGGGAGACTTTCGAGACAAGGCGAACGAAGCAAAGTCTAAATAAACGAATAAGAGAAAACTGGGCGTGTTGGCGCTTGATCCTGTCGGACTGTCATTTTGATTACAACACCGTGTTTTTCCAGATGACACCGCAGCAGATTGAGGAAGCGAACATTGCCCTTGACATTTATCAAGAGGAACTGCAAAAGGCTATGAAAAATAAGTAAGGGGGTGAGCATTTGGCTGAAAGAAACGTCATCCGGCAGGATGTCATTCAAATCAAATGGGATGTGCAGGATTCCCCCCTGAAAAAGCTGACGAAGGAGTCCAACGCTTTCCAGTCTTCTGTCGGTAAGGCCGTTGGCGGGGCGGAAAGCAAGTTCGGCAGTCTTGCAAAAAAGGTGCAGACCACGCAGAAGCAGTTGAACAAGCTGAAGCTGTCTGACAGGCTGCAATCCGACATTGAACGGGCTGACAATGCGCTGAACAAGGTGAAGAACACCGTCCGTGCGGCTGCTGCGCAAATCACAAAAATGCGGTTGCAGGCCACGCTTGCGGTGGGTGCGCTTCAGGCAATGGCAAAGCAGAATTTCCTTGCGCTGAAGAACAGTCTTTCGGCAGTCTGGACAGCAATCAGGAATATTGTCCCCAACGCAAAGGCTTTCGTGACTTCGCTGAAGGACGCTGCCAAGCAGAAAATTACAAACACGGTCAATGAAATGAACCGGATCAAGAACGTTCTGACGGAAGGCCAGACGGGGGCGAAGGGATTTGCTACCGCTCTGAAAAACGTGGGCAAGATCAGCCTTGGAAAAGCAGTCAAGGGGATTACGAACGTCAAGAACGGCTTCGCCAATGCGAAAAGCACGGTGAAGGGCTTTGTGGCAAACATCAAGGGCGGTGTTCAGAATGGCTTTCAGGCGGCTGCAAACAAGGGCAGGCAGCTTGTTCAGACCATCAAGAGCATTGATAAAGCAAGCCTGAGTAAGATCACGGACAGCATTACAAAGCTGGGTTCCAAAATTGGGAAGGGGCTTGTGTCCGCCGCCAAGAAAGCCGTTTCCGCAATCAAGAAAATCGGCATGGCGGCTGGCGCTGGCTTTGCCGCTCTTGCAACGGCATCCGTGAAAGGCTACGGCGATTACGAACAGCTTGTGGGCGGCGTGGAAACGCTGTTCAAGGATTCTTCCAATACGGTTGTCAAGTATGCAAATGACGCATACAAGACTGCCGGACTATCCGCAAATGACTACATGGAAACCATCACGGGCTTTTCAGCAAGCTTGCTGCAAGGTCTGGGCGGTGACACGAAGAAAGCTGCGGAAATCGGAAACCGGGCTGTGATTGATATGTCCGACAACGCAAACAAGATGGGTACTGACATGGCATCTATCCAGAATGCGTATCAGGGCTTTGCAAAGCAGAACTACACGATGCTGGACAACCTGAAGCTTGGCTACGGCGGCACGAAGGAGGAAATGCAGCGGCTCATCAAGGATGCGTCTAAAATGAAGGAAGCGCAGAAAGAACTTGGCGTGTCGGTTGATGCAAGCAGTATGTCCTTCGACAACATCATCAACGCAATCAGCGTTGTGCAGAAGAAGCTTGACATTGCCGGAACCACATCCAAGGAAGCAAGCACTACTATTCAGGGCAGTATCAATTCCATGAAATCCGCATGGTCAAACTTCCTGACTGGTATGGCTGATCCGAATCAGAACTTCGGTCAGCTTACAGACAATCTTGTGAACAGCATCGTCACGGTTGCACAAAACCTGATCCCCCGTATCAAGGCCACGCTGCCACGGCTGGCGCAGGGTGTGGGACAACTCATTTCGCAGTTGTTCACACTGGCTGCACAGAACGTGGACGCACTGGGGCCGCTGGCTCCCATTGCACGGCAGATCATCGGCGCAATCACGGCGCTGAAGGCGAAGTTCCAAGCCCTTGCAGCGGATAAGGAAAAAATGGCGGCTATCCGCAACATCTTCAACGGCATCAAAACGGCTGTTTCCTATGCGGCGGCGTTCGTTGCAAAGCTGGTTGGCAATGTCATTGACTTCTGCACACAAGCGCCTGTGCTGAACACCATCAAGGCAATCGTCAGCGGCGTGTCCAAGGCGTTCAAGTTCCTTGGCGATCACATCAGTGCTGTGAGCAATATCCTTGTGTTTGTCATCGGCTTTCTTGGAAGTCTGGCAGCAATCATCAAGGTTGTTACCGTTGCTATGAAGGTGTGGAGCGCAATCCAGTTGGTTGTCAACTCCGGTCTGCTGGCCTGTCCTATTACATGGATCGTGCTTGCCATTGCGGCGCTGATTGCCATTATCGTTGTTCTTGTGAAGAACTGGGACAAGGTGAAAGCGGCAGCGGTCAACTGCTGGAACAAGGTCAAGGAAACATGGTCTGGTGTCAAAGGCTGGTTCAGCAGTAAAGTGATTCAGCCTGTCAAGAAGTTCTTTGCTGACTTGTGGGAAAAGGTTCCCGCTCCCGTGAAGGACGTTATCAGCAAGATCACCAGCGGCTTCAAGAAAGCGTATGACGGCGTTACCGATTGTTGGAGCGGCATCAGCGGATTCTTCTCCGATTTGTGGAAGGGCGTTGTGAAGGCCGTTGCAAAGCCTGTGAACAAGCTGATTGACGGTGCTAACTGGGTGCTGGACAAGGTTGGTTCCAAGAAACAGTTTGACCCGTGGAAGCCATACGCAAAAGGCACGGGCGGTCATCCGGGCGGCAACGCCGTTGTTAATGATGGGCGTGGCGCTGAACTGGTGCAAATGCCGAACGGCCTGACGTTCATCCCACAGGGGCGGAATGTGGGTATCCCCAACGCTCCAAAGGGTATGAAAGTGCTGGACGCACAGCGGACGGCACAGCTTATGGGCAAGCCTTCCCCCACTTTCCATTACAAGGAAGGTTCCGGTGGCTGGATCAGCGACATCTTTGATTTCTTCGACAACGCCAAGGGGCTTGTGGGAAAGGTCATCGACAAGTTCATCAGCTACAAGGGTATGGGCAGCTATGCGCTGTCTGTCGGCAAGGCGGTTGTCGGAAAAGCGAAAACCGCTATGGTGGATTGGGTCAAGGGCTTGTTTGACAAGTTCGGCGGAAAGTCTATCGAAGGCTATGAGCCGTCCAAGGGCGTTGAACAGTGGCGGTCTACCGTTGCCAATGCGCTGAAAATGGAAGGGCTGAGTTCTGCCGACAACATTAAGCGGACGCTGTTCCAGATGCAGACGGAAAGCGGCGGCAATCCCAGAGCAATCAACCGATGGGACAGCAACGCCAAAAAAGGAACACCGTCAAAAGGCTTGATGCAGGTGATTGATCCCACTTTCCGGTCTTATGCACGAAAGGGATATAACAAGAACATCTATGATCCCATGAGCAATATTCTTGCTTCCGTCCGGTATGCAAAATCCCGGTACGGTTCCCTTGCGAAAGCCTACCGTGGCGTTGGCTATGCTGGCGGCGTGGGAACCATTCAGCTTCCTGCCTACTCCCCTGCTGCCAGCGTTCCGGCTTCCAGTTCTTCCACCACCAGCAACAACTATGCGCCTTCCTTCACGCTGAACATGAGCGGCACGGTGGACAGAACCACAGAACGGACGATTAAGAAATGGGTGCAGGAAGCGTTGGAAGATATGTTCGACAGTATGAGCCGGACATCACCCAGACTGACGGAGGTGTAAGCAATGGCAACTTTGAACGGGTTATACATCTTCGTGGCGGATGAAGAAATGTCCTTCGGCGTGGATGTTGCGGAACATACCGTGGAAAGCGGTATTGAAATCAGTGACCATGTAAAGCGGAAAGCCGTTACACTGTCCATTTCCGGGGAAATTGTCGGCAAGAACGCTGCCAGTGTGCGGTCGAAGATTCGACAGATGCACCAGAGCGGCGTTCTTTGCAATTACTCTGGGCGGACGGTGATGAGCAACTGTCTGATTACAGAGTTTTCCACCAGTCATCCGAATACGGTGTGGGGCGGCTGCGAATTCTCCATGACATTGAAGGAGGTTCGCACCGCTTCCACATCTTACAAGAAGACAAAGAAAGACACCAAAAAATCAGGCACACAGCAGGTCAAGAAAAACAGCAAGACCGAATATGTGTATCACACTGTCAAGAAGGGTGATTGCATCTGGAATCTGGTTGCCGCTTCCAAGGCTCCGTATAAAAAGTACGGAATGAGCTGCAATGAAGTGATGAAGCTGAACCCTTCCGCTTTCAGCCGAAAAGGTGATTTCAGAACGTTGCAAATTGGAAAAAAGATCATCGTTGGAAAGAGGTGACGGGCCTTGCGGGATGTAATTGAGATCAACAAAGAACTGGTTCCCTACCAGTTTAATATTCTGCTGGCTGACGAATGGTTTGAACTGTATATCGGCTACAACAAAACAGCCGACCTGTTCACGGCAACACTTTACAAGGATGATGTTCTGATTGCTTCCGAACCGCTGATTCTTGGCGAACCGTTGTTTCATGACATCTATCAGCCGGGGCGCTTCCCTGCTGTCACACTGGTTCCTTATGGGCCGACAGAAACAGCCGTCACCTTTGACAATCTGGGTGAAACCGTATTTCTGACAGTGGATGATGAAGGTGATGACGATGGATAAGGTTTCTGAAGTCATCTTTGACAAGAGCAGCAGTGAAAGAATTTCTTCCATGGTCAAGGCAATGCAGGGCTGGGAAACCAGCCTTGCAGATTCCATGGACAAGCCCAGCGGTCAGTTTGGGCGTGTGGTGAAGATCGAGACAAACGGCCTGACCATGACCAATGATCTTGACCTTGAATTCGATGTGCCGTTTGACGATGACACGGAAGCCAATGAAGCGGAAATCCGTGTCTACAACCTGACGAAAAAGACTATCGGACTGCTGAAAGTCAACGCTGAAATCAGCATCACGGCAGGCTACGGAAAGGATACAGGCGTGATCTTCTCCGGGGTCATCGCTTCCGTGGTGACACGGTGGAGCGGTCAGGATAAATTGACCACCATCAAGGCCATTGACGATGTGAAGCTGAAGGAACGGGACATCAAGAGCATTTCTTTCAAGGCAGGCGTAAAGGCAAGCTACATTCTGAAAACACTGGTAAGCAAACTGAATCTGCCTATCGCCGTGTTCAAGGTGAAGCGGGATCACACCTACACGGAAGCTGTCACGGTTTCCGGTGGGTTGATGGACGGCATCAAGCAGTATGCGGAAGTGTGCGGCGTGTCCGCCTACATCAACAAACGGAAGGTATACGTCAGGCATCTTTCTGACGGTGACGATCTTGGCTTTTCCGTGAATGTGGACACGGGACTGATTGACAGTCCGGAAGAGTTCACAGAGGAAGTCAGCAATGAGGATTACACCGACACCATCAAGGGCGTGACCTTCAAGATGCTGCTGGAACACCGGATCACCACAGCAAGCATCATCACACTGAAAAGCCGTGATTTCAGCGGAAAGTACCGGGTTCGGGACGGAAAGCACGTCTGCACGGATTCGGACTTTTACACAGAGATCACGGCGATTGAATAAGGAGGTGGAGCGCATGGGAATGGGCAGCACCATGAATGACATGATGGAAGAAAAGCTGCTGAATCTCCACACGGCGTTCATCGCCAAGGTCATCAGCGTGGAGAACGAAAGCCTTTGTTCCGTGCAACCGCTGGACAAAATCAAGGCATACGGAAAGCCCGCACAGCAGCAGGCCATTATCACGAAGGTTCCCGTCCTTCACCATGTCCGGCACTTTTCCCTTGTGAAGCAAACACTGTCCGTCAAGGTCAACGATTCCTATTCAGGCGGCGGCTCCGGCACGATCAATCCGGCAACACATCCCACAGAAAGCAACGTGGGACACCTGAAAGTCTCCCCTATCCGGGCGGGTGATCTGGTGCTTTGCGTATGCGCTGAACGTGATCTTTCATCCTCTGTCAAGGGGATTTCCACCACGCCGCCTGTTGGACACCACGCCATTAAGGACGCTGTTGTGGTGGGCTTATTTGGGGGGTGGTAATGTGAAAAGCTTCAGCACAAACGATGACGGCGATGTGATCGTGAACGGAAGCATTGAAATGGTCACGGACAACGAAATGCTTCGGCAGAAGGTTCAGCGTGTCCTTGGAACCAACAAAGGCGAATGGAGTTATGACACGGAGGAAGGCATTGATTTTTCCGTGGTGCTTCGGAAGAACCCCAATGAGGATGAAATCAGGGCAACCATTGAAGAAGCATTGATGCGGATCGATGAAACGTTTGTCATTACTTCCTTCGGCCTGACAATGGACGGGAGGAAAGCAACAGTCAGCTTTGAAGCCGTGAACGCTGACGGCGTAAAAGTGATGGAGGGATGCACCTATGGTTAATGAGCAGGGCTATTACAGACCCACATACGATGAACTGCTGGCAGGACGCATTGCACAGGCACAGGAGCTGTTCGGTGAGGACATCGACACATCCAACGCTTCCCCGCTGGGCAAATTCATCCGGCTTTCTGTGCAGGATTTGGCGGACGCTTATGAAGCGCAGGAAATCATCTATTACAGCCGCTTCCCCCACACGGCAACCGGGCAGAACCTTGACAGGTTGATGCCCTTTGCAGGCATTACACGGAACCCGGCAACACGGGCGGAACACACCATCAAATTCACAGGAACGGCAAACCATGTGGTTCCTGTAGGCTTTCTGGTTGGAACCACGGGAGACGAGGAATTTTTCCTTGTGAACGAAGTCACGCTGAATGACAGCGGCGATGGCTCCGGCACAGTGCAATGTACGGAACTGGGAACCATCGGCAATGTAAAGCTGGGTTCCATTACAGAAATTGTGAACCCGGATGTGGATGTTTCCGCCATTGAACACACGGGCATTGTGACGGTGGCGGAAGATGAAGAATCGGACGCTGACCTTCGGGCAAGGTTTGACATCGCCATTGAAGGTTCCGGCTCCGGCACAGCATCCGCTATCCGTGGAGCGGTCATGCGGATCAACGGCGTGAGAAGCTGCCTGATCGTGGAGAACAAGAACGCCACAGCAGACGCAGACGGCAGACCGCCAAACAGTTTTGAGGTTTACGTTTATGCACCGCCCACGCTGAATCAGCAGATTGGGGAAGCTATTTTCTCCAAAAAGCCCCTTGGCATCCAAAGCCATGGAACAACCAGCGTGACTGTTGAGGATGTTTCCGGTCATGAGCAGACGGTCTATTTCTCCCACGTCAGCGAAGTCACGGTTTCCATCAAGGTTGCCGTGAAGAAGGACACACACTTTGAGTTGAACGGCGTGGAGCAGATCAAGAACGCTCTGCTGGAATACGTCAACAGCCTGAAGAACGGTGAAGATGTGATCTATGCAAACCTGTACAAATACATCTTCCAAGTATCCGGCGTGAAGGATGTCACTTCCCTGACGCTTTCCACAAACGGCACGACATTCACGGCGGCGAACATCAGCATCAGTTCTGACAAGGTGGCATCTTTGAGCGCAAACAATATCACAGTCGAGGTGAGCGCCTATGCGGATAGCTGATTACATCGAAGCTCTGCCTGATTCGTATAAGAAAACCGCAGCAAGCAACAACTACAAGCTGCTGTATCTGGAATGGCTGCTGATGTCCGGTTTCTGGGCAGATATTCAGGCCGTACAGGACACGGCGGACATTGCTAAAGCAACCGGGAAAACGCTTGATCTGTATGGCAGCATCTACAATCAGGCACGGGGCAGCATGACGGATGAGCAATACAGGGTCATCATCATGCAAAAGGTGGCACGGTATTGGGCAGGCGGTGACTACAACAGCACCGTGAAGGCCCTTGCCGGGGCGCTTGGTGTTTCCCCGTCCGAATTCGTTCTGACGGAAAAGGACAATCCAAGGCAGATTGAAGTATCAAGACTGCCGTTCAGCATCCTGAATGAAATTGGAATTACTTCCAAACAGATTTTTCAGATCATTGAAGCGATGCTTCCCGTTGGCATCCCGCTTGCACCGCTGACGCTGGACGGAACCTTTGAGTTTTCTGCTTCTGCGGATGAACAGAGCGACACAGCCGGATTCGGAGACATTGAACAGACGGTCGGCGGATATTTTGGCGCATTGGAAACCGGGAACATTGATATTCCGACATAAGGAGGATGAAAAGCATGAAATTTGAAAAGACACCGCCCACATGGAATGCAGAGGGTTCGGAGCCGCCTTCTTCGCTGAAAACCAGCGGATTTCAGGCGGGTTACAAGCCGCCTGCTGCTTATTTCAACTGGTTCTGGAATAAGGTGAGCGCCTGCCTGACGGAACTGCAAACGAAGCTGTCCAACGTGGACAACACGAAGGATGCAGACAAGTCCGTAAAGTATGCAAGCACTTCCGGCAGTGCAAACAAGACAAAGGGCAGCATGGTTGTCCGCCTGAACGGCGGAAGCACAGAAGGAACCGATTTGTTCACCTTTAATGGTTCCACGGGAAAGAGCGTGAACATCACACCTGCTAAAATCGGAGCGGCTTCCGAAAGCAAATTGCCGTTCTGGGCAACCTACGGCACAACCACAAATGCAGAGATCGAAGCGGCGTATCAGGCCGGAAATCAAGTATTGGTTAAGACCACTGACGGATATGTTGGTGAACTGTTCGCAAGACTTTCAAGCGGCAAGGCACACTTCTTCTGCGCTGGCGTAAAAATTTACCGCTGCTTCAACGGAAACTGGACTGACCTTTCGGACAGCTACGGTTTTACGCCTACCGTTCACGCATCCACGCACAAGAAGGGCGGTTCTGACCCAATCAAGCCGGAGGACATCGGAGCCGCTGCGGCTTCCAACGGAACCGTTCTCAGCCAAAACGCCGACTATGCTGAAGTTGGTCAGTGGGCAGACGGCAATCCGAACAATGAAAACCGCATCGGCTATTTCGTTGCCATTGATGACACACAGGCCGGAACCACGATCATCAAGGCAACATCCACAAAAGATGTACGTGGCGTGGTAGTAACCGCTCCCGCTTTCTCCGGTAACGGTTCGGCTGACAAATTCGACAGCAACGGAAATCTGCTGAAGCAGTATGCCTATGTCGCTGTGATGGGTCTGGTTTCCGTCATCGACAACGGAACCTGTACCATCAACGAACGCTGTATGCCCAATGACAGCGGCACAGCAGTTCCCAGCAGCAACAATCTGGGATATCAGGTGATCGACCGCATTGACGATACACACATCCTGATTGCCGTGGAGCCGGGGGCGGATATGATCCAGCGCATCCGGACGGACGTTGCGGGATTGCAGAACGATGTTGCAAACAGAGTGCGTTATGACGTAGCCCAGAGCCTGACGGACGCACAGAAAACCCAGGCCCGGACGAATATCAATGCTGCCCCAGATGGGTTTGGGTTGGGAAACATAGGTAAACTACTTACCCCGGAAGATAATCTTGATGAGGTAAAAACGAACGGGTGGTATCGTTGGGAACGTAAGGCACCGCCTCAAGGGACATTGCCCTCCGTAATCGGTCAATCTATGGATGCCACTTTGATCAGAGTTTGGGGCAATGGTGCCGTATGCTATCAAGAATCCATAAATATAACTGACGATACTGGTCATGGATGCCTTTGCGCAAGAACTATTTACGCCTCTATCATTTACCCATGGGAATGGGTCAACCCTCTCATGCAGGCTGGCGTGGAATACCGCACCACGGAGCGGTTCTGGGGAAGACCGGTATATTATAAAATCGTTGATTGTGGAAAGATCGCGGACAATAAACAAGTGGAGCACGGAATTGTGAATATGCGGGATTGCATATCTTTCCAAGGATTGCGTGGCGGTATGCCAATGCCCAGCATTTCCAACAATAATTTGTCGGACCCATGGAGCTTCTACGTTGCTGATGTTAGCCGTACAAAAATCACACTTGCGTGCGGCACAAGCGCAGCAGGTGGCAACTGCCATGTAATGCTCAAATACACCAAGACCACGGACTAAGGAGGAAGCACCATGAAAGTTATCAAATATCAGCTTTGCACCGAGGCCAATCACGGCACGGAGGATAAGCCAAATATTGAACAGGTTTTCTCCGCTGTCATTCTGGGGTGGTCTGCCGCAAATGAGGCTATTGCCAAAACGGAAGCCTACAATGGCGAGTACACCATTGAGGATGATGGTGAGCCGGAGCCAGCTCCCACTCAGATTGATCGCATCGAGGCCCAAGTGGCATACACAGCCATGATGACTGAAACGCTGCTGGAAAGCGAGGGTTAATCCATGAAAGAGAAAATCGCAAAGTGGTACAGACAGGGGCTATGGACAAAGGCCATGGTCAAGAACGCTGTGAAGAAAGGCGTGTTGACCGCTGGGGATTACACGGAAATTGTAGGAGAAGCGTATGAATAACACTTGCATCTGCTGTGGGGCTATCATTCCGGAGGGGCGGCAGGTTTGCCCCATCTGCGAGCGGCAGTGGCCCCGGTTTTAACTGCACGAAAACAAGTCGGAAGTGACCCGGTAAAGGCCCAGTGTTTTTGCCGGGTCATTTTCAATCGTACCTATCAATATTGCGGGAACATAACGGAAAGGAATGACATTATGGAAAAGTACATCAAGGCATCTGACGGAAAGGACATCCGCATTTCGACTCGCCCTGAACCATTTGGCGGCATTGAGTATGGCAGTCCCATCCCTATGATGGATCACTGTCCTGACCGGGCTGACACCACCATCACGGCGGCAGGCTTTGAATTGGCGTATGATAGCCGGGGATATTGCTACAAGAGGGTCAAAATCAAGAAGTGATAAAGTGTGGGGGTGAAATCCATTGAGCGAAATTATCGTGGCACTTATCACGGGCGGCGTTACCTTGGTGGGGGTGCTTATCAGCAACCAGAAAGCACAGGCCGTGACAGAAACCCGGCTTGACGAACTGACACGGGAAGTTCGGGAACATAATCATTTTGCTAAACGTATGCCCGTTGTGGAGGAACAGATCAAGGTCATTAACCATCGAATTGAAGATTTGGAAAATAAAACTTAGGAGGTATTTTCATGGACATCGGAACTTTTGGTATCGCTGGTGTGGCGGTCATTACCGTCATCTGCTATCTGATCGGTCAGGCAGTCAAGGCAAGCGGCCTTGATAACAAGTGGATTCCCATTATCGTTGGAACCTGCGGCGGTGCGCTGGGCGTGGCTGGTATGTACCTGATGGCGGACTTCCCCGCACAGGACTATTTGACTGCCGTTGCTGTCGGCATTGTGAGCGGCCTTGCTGCCGTTGGCGTGAACCAGATCGGCAAGCAGATGAATCAGAACTGATATGGAATACAGCTTTGAAATCTTAAAGGCAAGAATCTATATCAACAGCCAGAAGAAGTCCCTTGCAGACATCCAGAAAGAAACGGGCTGCGATGTGTGCATCAACGGTGGCCTGTACAACATGAAAACCTTCAAGCCGCTTTGCCATTTGAAGGCCGCTGGCAAGGTTTTAGCATCTGACCAGTATAAATACTGGGGCTATGGCTGGAACGCTTCTGACGGCGTTTTAAGCATGGTAAACAGCTATGAAACGCTGGATAATTTCATTTGCTGCACAGCACTGGTGAAGGACGGCAAGGACACTTCCCTGTTCTATGATCCGGCGCAGGGCGGAAAGCGTGGACGCTCTGCCGTTGGTACGCTGCCGGATGGCAAGACAGTTATCTTCTGTTCCAAGGACGGCACAGCCGATGCCATGACACCGGAAGCCTTGCAGCAGTATTGCGTGAAGCAGGGCTGGAAAGATGCAATCATGTTGGACAGCGGCGGAAGCAGTCAGTGTATCACGCCGGATGGCAAAATCACCAGCACACGGAAGGTACATAACGTGCTGTGCTTCTGGCTGAAAACCAACAAAACACAGGATGTGAATGACACCATGGGAAAGAAGAAAATCGGAACAGCGGGGCTGAACCTTATCAAGAGTTTTGAGGGGTGCAGGCTGACAGCTTACAAGGCCGTTCCCACTGAAAAATACTGGACAATCGGATGGGGACACTATGGTTCTGATGTCAAGCAGGGGGATAAGATCACACAGGCGGAAGCGGATGCGCTGCTGGTGAAGGATGTTGCGTCCAGCGTTGCAGCCGTGAACAATCCGGCCTACTGCCCTATCACGGCTTCCCTGAATCAGAATCAGTTTGATGCCCTTGTCAGCTTCACTTTCAACTGCGGGGCGGCAAGCCTGAAAACGCTGTGCAAGGGGCGCACTGCTGCACAAATCGCAGACAAGCTGACCGCTTACAACAAATCTGGCGGCAAGGTGCTTGCCGGACTGGTACGCAGGCGGGAAGCGGAACAGAAGCTTTTCAAAACGCCTGCTGCATCAACCACCGTGAAGGACGTGCAAATCTGGCTGAACAAGAACTTCGGCAGCGGTTTAACTCCGGACGGACTGTTTGGAACACAGACCAAACGGGCGCTGGTGAAGGCGCTGCAAAAGGCTCTTGGCGTGGTTCCTGACGGCATCTATGGTGCCAAAACGGAAGCGGCGGTCAAGACGCTGAAGAAAGGTTCCAGCGGAAGACAGGTGGAAGTTCTGCAAGGCTTCCTGATCTGCCGGAAGCAGAAGTTGACGCTGAACGGCAGCTATGATGAACAGACGGAAGCTGCCGTCAGAACCATTCAGGGATACCACAGGATCACAGCGGACGGTATCGCCGGGAAGATGACCTTCCGTGCGCTGTGCAAATAACGGGACGAAAAGAAAGGCCATGGGTTGTCCCATGGCCTTCTTTTTTTATGCCTTACAGAGAATATTCCTTCTTTTCTCCCCCACCGTTGACCGCTTTCCACATTGCAATAGCGGAAAAGCCGTTCAGAGTGAAGTACCAGAAATCCATTCGCTTCATTGTGCCGTCTTTTGCTTTGAAGGTGAACACGATGAAGCCACGCTTATCACCGACAACGGAAGCTGACCCGGCAGCGTGTCCACGGTATTTCGCCATGTATTCCCGTTCATCCGTGAAGTTCTCACAACTCAGCAGGCGGTCACGATCCAAGGTTGCTTTTGCTTTCTTGCTTTCAATGGTCAGTTCTGTGTCGGTTAGGGTCAGCGTTGCTGCATAATCAGGGGCAAAGCCTTCCAAGTCTCCGCCATAATAGCAAACCTGAAGCTTTACGCTGTCTTTCTTCTTACCGATTCCAAAAAGCCCCATATCATATATCTTCTTTCTTTGCGATTTTTTTCTGCTTCTTCCCCTTGTTTTTGGGGATTACATCACGGATAAATTCATTGATTGCCGCTTCCGCTGCTGTTGCATACGGGAAAAGGTATTCAGCTTCCCCAATAATGAGAATCCAGCCTTTTCCTTCCACATATTTTAGATGAAAGCCCTTGTAATCATATTCTTTGATTTCAATAATCATGGTGATTTTCTCCGTTCTATTTGCTTTATGATATTTTACGGCGTAATAATATGAAAAACAACCACACGGAATGAGAATCGGCAAATTGTACCAATATCAGCTTTGCGTTTCATATTATTTGACAAAAGTAAAGGGAAGGCTGAACGCCTTCCCTCTTTTTTTATTTATTCAGCCTTTCATACATCTGTTCTTTGCTGATAATCCCCATGCAGTACATTTCAAGAATGAGTTCCACATAGGTTGCCTTTCGCTCCCTATACTCTTCTTCTGTTATCTTTCCGTCCATCAGCAGCTTTTCTAATCTACCCAGTGTTTGCAA